ATAATCCAATGTCTAATATATTTGAAGCATTATTTACTGCTAATTGGATTAACGGATCATCAACCTCTAAATCTGTTACGTTTAAATATGTAAGGGTACCATTAACTGTTAAATTACCAGAAACATCTAGGTTTGCACCTATTTTAGTGTTACCGTAAACATGAAGGTCATAGCTTGAGTTAGGGGACGTTCCTATACCAATCTGTGTAGTTGACACATAAAAAGGAGAAACATTACCAAAACCATCTGTAAGACGCTTAGGAGACGTTGTTATATTACCGTTGTCATTAAACTTAACAAGTGATTGATAAGTATCTTTTATTTTAGTATTAGAAAGAGATGCCATTATTCAAAACAAGTTGGTTGTGAATTAAACATCTTTTCCCAATTTATTATGTGTGCCATTATCTTTCTTTTTTAAATACGTTAATAATTTTTTTACGTTAACCTGTTTAGGTTTGTAATTCCTCTTTAAATCACCCATCCATGAAACCCTGTATCTTTATCTGGGTAAATATCTTGGTTAGAATTGCTATAGTACTCGTCAAACTTAGATGGTGCATTGAAACTCATAAAGTCAATAAATCTTTGTGCATAATATTCAGCAAAATCTCTTTCCTTTTGAATTAAGAAATCTATCTCTTCTTTGCTTGCGTTAGAGCTGTTTTCTGAGTTATGCTTATATACACCTCCATTTGATATAGAATATGCAGCAAACGGCAAGTATTCTACCATAGCAAAGTGAATAAGCATTGGTTGTATGTAATCATTTACTAAAGATAGATAATCTCCTGTTAATTGACCAGCTAAAATATCAGCACTTATTTTATCATACAAATCTGTACCTAAATAGTTTTGTATATGTATTTCTTGTGCTAGATCAATAAACTGTATGAATTTATCTGTATCTACGTTTGAATTTAGTGCAGTGTTTTTGACTAAATCTGATCTCTTAATAAATAGTGCTTTTGCCATTACTCTTCTGTGTTTATTGATTCTTCTTCTATTATCTCACTATCTCCTTTTTTTATACCAGTTTCTTTCTCAACTTCTGCATCTGTTATAGCATTTGTTAAGTCAGTAAATTCTAAAGGTTGTAGTGTTTTAAAGTATATGTCTAATTCAATTCCGTTATACATTAATACTTTTTCTAACTCATCTAGTATAGTAACTTGCATTGGTCGTATAACTGTGTTATCCATAAGTAATGAAGCTGTCTGTAATTCTTCTGCATTGTTTCCTAATCCTGTATTGTCTTTTATACCTACAAGCATAGGAGATACAATTCTGTGTGATACCATTACCTTTCTCATAGATTCATCACTAAGAAATTTATACTGCTCATGTGCGTCACTTAGTATAACTGGATCAATACTTGCAGAGAGTTCTTTGCTATCGTTAAATGCCAATATAAATCTACCAGCATTAGAAGAACCACTAAACTTTTCCTGTATGTTTTGCTCAATCATAGATCGTTGCTCTTCTGTAGGAACACCATTATTAAAGTTTATAAGCATACTTGGAGCCAAGCCATTTTGTATATTATTTATATGATAGTTAGCTATTTCTTCTTCTAACTCTGCATACTGTAAACCACCTTGATAATCTACTGGAGAATAGTAATAGAATCCAGCTCTATATGGTTTTATATATAATATCTCTAACCCTGCATTACTTGATCCAAATGCAGGTATTCTTTTAGGTGTATTCTTAAAACTTACTTCTGACCAATCCTTAGAGTAATAGAAACCTTGTATTTCACCCTTGTTATTTGCTTTCTCTGCCCTTAACGTCTCTACAGGCATGTGTTCTACTTGTACTATCTTTTTACGGTCCTTAGAATAGATTATTTGAAGTGCTGCTTGTCCCATCATCTTGTAGTCGTAGCATATCTTTTTCATACATGACTTAGTAAAGAGTTCTTTCATCTCTACATAATCTTTACCTTTTGCATCTTCTTCAACAGCATCTATACCTTTACCGTATATCATTTCTGCTATACCATTAATAGCGGCATTATTTGTAGCACTACCATTATATCTATCTATAAGATAATCAAAGTAATTATTGTCCGCTCCATATTCTACCCACTCTCTATTGTATTGTTCTACAACTTCTGGTCGTGTATAAGATGACATATTAACTATATGTATCTTGCCTTTTTCTGCTTTAGGCAAAGGATTACGAGCTAATCTCTTTTTTGCCATTTTATTTACTTTTCTCATATTATTACAAAATCGTTATCGTATGTGTTTTCTGTAGTGTATTCTCCAGAATGTACATCAAAGGTATTAAAATTAGTTTGATCTGTACAAAAAATAGAACCTCTATATATAATTGTAGAACCATTCTTTATTACAAACGAATAGAATCTTCCTTCAATCATTAAGTTATTAGATTGTGAATCTACAAATGTACCTGTTACAGTCATATAACCATTAGAGTTAGTTACAGTAACGGCAATAGCAGTAGTTTTTCTTGTAGATTTATCAGTAAGTTCAAATGTAACAGAGCTTTGTGCACTTCTAGGAATGACTTTGAAACTCTTTGCACTTGTTGATGTAGTTAATATTACCATATTATAAATAACAAATAATTTGGTATTTGTTTTAATAAAAAAAGGGACACCGAAGCATCCCTTGATTTAACCTAATTAAATTTAGTTATTATGAATTAGTACCTAAAATTACATTAACAAAAGCATTGTCTAATGTAGTTTGTACCGTTTCAGTTGCTGAAGTTTTTAATATAAAATTTGCAGGAGCTTTTTCCATACCAGTCAACGTAAGTGTGTAACCACTTAAATCTCCCATAGCAGCACCAGTGACTATTGTTCCACCAGAAACATCAGCACCATGTTCAACTCCCATTACAAATAAATTACTGTTATAATCTTCTACAACTACTACAGGACGACCATAAGCTAACAATTTTAATTCTTTATTGTCTTCTTTAGTCAATTTGTGTAGTGTTAAGTTTAATGTTTGTTCAAAGAAGGTTGTTCCATTCTCTCTTGACGAGGTGATGTTTTGTTCAAAAGATGAGTTACCTTTAAGTTCGTATTTATGACCCTCTACTTCTTCAGTTCCACTTGTACCTATAGTTTCTACTAAAGTGTCATCTGATGAATTAAAGCTGATACTTTTATTAGTATCGTCATAATTTATAAAGTAAACATTTCTTAAACCGCCAACAACATCTTTACAAGGTTCTTTTCTACCTAAGTTTATTCCACAGCTCATAGTTTTATTTTTTATTATAAAAAAAGGGTAAGCAGGTATTTACCTACCTACCCTAATTTTTGGTTAATTTAATTTATTAAGAATAAAGAACAATCTCTGATCCAATTCCGTATTGTACTCCAGATGTAAATCTCATAACAACTCTTACGTTTTGAGAACCATCAAGGTCAGCCATGTCAATAACCTTAACTTCATTGTGGTCAGATAATAATCCAGTTCCAAAGAATAAGTTAGATTTTTGAGCAGCCATAGCTCTGTTGTCAGCAAGTCCATTAGCAACAAATAATTTCACACCATCAAAAGATAATGCTCCGTTTTGCCACCACATAGTTCCTTGTCCTCCAACTCCATTTGCTCCTATGTCAGATACATTTTCTGATCCAGCAGCATTTTGTAGTATTCCAAATCCACCTAAAGCTCTTACATAAGCTCTAGCGATGTTTTGTGAAACATAGATGTATAAATCTTCTTTTCCGTAAAGTTGAGAAGGAATTGCATCAACGATAGCTCCTAATTGAGCAATTACGTTAGATGAAGTAACAGTTGCAGCAGCAACGTCAATAACATCTCCATCAGCAGCAGCCAATGTAGTAAATCCGTCAAATTCACCAGCATTTGCATTTACACCTTTCCAGATATTATTTTCTGTTTTTTCAGCAACTAAACCAGAAACGTGTCCGATTAAGTAGTCGCTAAATTTAGGAGGTAGATTGTCAAATGCAGAATATCCCATTTGTACAGCTTCCCAGTCAGATCTGAAATCTTTCTTACAAAGCTCTAAGTTTACTTGGAATTCTTCTGGTTGAATTATTCTCTCTGTTAATGTAACAGCAGCTGTGTCTGTAAAGTCACAAGTTGCATCTTTAATAACATTAGAATCAGTAGCAAGTTTTTTAATAACTTCCTTGTATTTAATGTTAGGTTTGATTTCTATACCACCTCTATCTAGTGTAACCCCAGATAATAAAGCAGCAGAAATGTACTTACCTGCAAATTCTCCAGCATAAGTAGTAGTAATTGATGTAGTAGTAGCCATTTTTTAATTGTTTTAGTTTTGGTTTATTTTAAATTAGCAATTGCGTTCATTACTCTATCTCTAGTGTTCATTGTTCTGTTTTGACCAAAAGATTTAAAGCTTTGTTTTACTTCCCCTTCAGGGTTGTGTGAGATTGGTTCAGAAGCTGGTTCAGCAGATAACTTCTCTATTTTGTTTTCCATAGATAGTTTTTCTTCACTGTAACCTAATTTCATTTCTTCAATCAATCCTTTTAATTCAGAGATTTTAGAATCAAACTCGTCTCTCCCAACGTATTTAGTTTCATCCATTTCAATTTCTTCAGAAACTTCCTCTATAACAGGAACTTCTTCTTGTAATTCTACAGAAA